GAGCTGATTGAGCATGCTGAGCAGGATGGCGAATGGGCTCGGTTGAAGCGGGCGCGGTCGCAACTGGCTTCGGCCAAGTGGAAGGCGGAGATGTTGGAGCGCGACGAGCGCGCCCGTCAGGCGCGTGAACTGCGGCGTCGAGGTGAGCCGGTGCTGACCGTTGTGCCGAAGGCCGCGCCCAAGACCATCCCGATTGAGGAGCCCTTGACCCAGGCGCAGTGGATGGCGAAGCGGCAGCAGGCGTTGGAGGCCTGCCGTCTTGCCGGCATCGACGTGAGCGAATGGAAGGCCTACCAGGGCTTGAAGGAAGGCGGCGCGCCGTAGGCGGGTTTCGCGGAAGAGTGTGTCTGGAGGATGGGATGCACCAGTGGCGACAAGTTGGGCTCACAGTGAAGTGCATGCGTTGCGGCCGATACAATCCGCTGGTCGGTCCGGACGTGCCGTGCATTCAGATTTCTGAGTTTCCTCCGCCTCGCCCGATCAGCGAGCCCTTCCCCTTCCGCAACCACCGCACGCTTGCCGAGGTATGGGGTCTAGCGACCGGAGGTAACGCATCATGAGCGAGCAGCTTCAGGAAGCGGCGTGGTATTGGGTGCGCAAGCGAGTGCGAATGGTCAGTGAGAAGAAAGCCACTCCAGGCCCATGGCAGGTGGCGCGGATCGCTCGTGGTCGCGACGGGCAGGCTACGCTTCGTCTTGTGGTCTCGCGTGGTGCGGTTGACCCTTCGGGCTTTGAACTCGGCCCGCGTATATACCCGCCGAAGGACTGACATCTCCCCCGAAGGAGCCGACATGAGCGAGCAGAGCGGATGGATGCCGATCGAGACGGCGCCGAGGCACGTCAACGTGCTGCTTTGGGGGCCGATCTGGCGGCATCCGTTTGTTGGGCAAGTCGCGGTGTTCAACGGGTTTGACCATGCGGTCATCGACCTCGGCGGTTGCGATGCCGTGGCGCATGCATCCCACTGGATGCCCCTGCCCTCTCCCCCGAAGGAGCCCACCCCATGAGCGAGCATGACTGGGAAATTGGCCTAGGCGCGAACAAGCGCTGCCGGCGTTGTGGGCTGTTCTGGAGCGATTTCTATCCCAGCGTTCCAGGGCCATGTGCCGCCCCCATCCCAGTCAATGACGGGGTGGGGGAGGGCATGGGCACGCTGCGGAACGTCGTTCGCTATCTCCAATCCGATGATTGGAAGCGGGAGACGGCAGATCGCGCCCTTTGGTTCGACCAGCTTTGCGACGACATCGCCAACGACCGTGTGTCTCATGTGCCGACCGACATGATGCAGGTCGATGCTTTGTGGCAGGCCGAAAAGGCAAGACGTGCGCGGCGCGACGAGAGCATCAACAGGTGGTTCGCCGAGCACCGCGAGACACCGGCAGAGGGCGCTACTGCGCCCAAGCCCGACATGGGTTTACCCATGTCGCCCGCCAAGCCCTCAAACAAGCCCGCCCAGAGCGTCCCCAGCATCGGCCACGCCCTGAGGCAGGTGAACAGGCCGACCGAGCTTGTAGGGCTTGCAAATCGGTTCATGGGAGGACGGGGATGAGCGACGCTGCTGCGTGGACGAATGCCGCCTATGCGCGATTGGTGGCCAAGTTGACCGTCACTTGCGCCAAGGAGTCGGAGCAGTTGGCGGAGGGCATGTGGAACCCAGATTTCTGCAGCGCTAGGCCTTATGTCCGCGATTTTTTGGAGGACGTTGAATATTTCGTCACACAGATACAGGGGCGCGCAAACGGCCACATGGCGGGGAGGGGAGAGTGAGCGAGGTTGAGCGCGCGTATGAGAACCTGCTTACAGGCGGCAACCACTTGGCGTCGGTGCTGGTCACACGTCTGGGCGCCGGCAGAGAGCACTTCCCCGCCTACACCGAAGATGTGGATGCCGCGCTGAAGCGACTCCCCAGCACAGAGCTGCGCGACTTGTGGCTCTGCTGGGCGATGCTGATGCGCTATCGGGACGCCAAAGAGCCAAGGAGTAAGTCCCCATGACGGATCTGGACATGGACCAATTTCTCTACGGGTGGAGAGCCTGGTTCGCGTGGCGCCCAGTGAGGCTGCAGGACGGCCGGCGGGTGTGGTGGCGATGGGTTGAGCGTGGCCAGATCGGCGGGAGAACGATAGGACCATTCCCATACGTGCATTTCGAGCCAACAACGGTCTACCGGCCCGCGCCTGAGGATAGGCAGAAGCCGGAGTACCGGTTGCCGTACCAGCCACACTAGGAGTCCCCATGACGGATCTGGAGCGCGTAGCCAAAGCCGTTGCAAGCCACAAGATCGTTTCGCATGACCTGCGCGCGGCAGGGTGGCTGGTTGTCGACCGGCTCGACGCGATAATGTCCGCGCACGACACGCTTCAGCAGGCAAGGGCCGCCTGCGATCTGTTGAATGCGAAGGCTGCTCTCCGCGCCCTCCTCCCTCCCTCCGAAGCCATGGTGGAGGCGGGATATGCGGCAGTGCTTCGATCCGACGGGGCGCTGAGCGATGCGATGCTTGAAGGCTGGGCCGCCATGCTAGGCGCCATTCTCAAGGAGGGCGAATGACTTGGTACGTAGCAAAAGCGCACCGTCCGCACCCCGCCGGCCTGGACGCCGCATGGGCAGAAATCAAGGCCCACGGCATCGAATGTCACGTGCCCTGGATGGAGCCCATTGTCCCGAAGCCACGGCTGGGCCAGAAGCAGCGTGACCCCATCCGCCGCGCCGCCTTCGGCCGCTACATCTTCGTCAGCCTCACCCCAGAATCCGACATGGGTTGGTTCTCGCGTCCCGAGCACCTTGGCGGCCCCAGGACCATCGACGGCCTTGTCACCATGGCCGGCTCACCCACTCCGGTCAGAGGCCCATTCGTTGACGACCTGATCGCCCACGGCCCCATGCAGGCCATCGTGATGCAGCTCGCCACCATCGCCCCAGGAACCATGCTCCGGGTCAAGTACGGCCCCTACGAGGGCAACACCGGCATCTTCGACCGCTACGACAACGGCGGGCGCGTCAGCCTACTAATGGACTTGCTTGGAGACCGCAGGCGCATTAGTATGGCCCGTGAGCAGGTTGAGGCTGCATGATGTGCGGCTGCGCAAGCGTTGGCTACACCTGCAATCACCGCACAGGGCGCAAGCATAGCGCCCACCAGAGGCGCCGGGCGGCACGAGCCGTAGCCGGTGCGTAAGCAATCCAGGGCCAATGAGGAACGCCGCTCGATCAGCCCCTTGTCCGGGTGGCCTGCTCGCCCTCGGGCGAACGGGCCGGCGTGACGTGCGGGAGAGACCGCAGAGAAATCCAAACTAGAGGCAAGTAGATGGCGAAGGGCCGCAAGACCGGCGGTCGCGCTAAGGGCACGCCGAACCGCACCACCGCGCAGCTGAAGGACATGATCCTGACCGCGCTCGACCAAGCCGGCGGCATCAAGTACCTGCAGCGCCAAGCAACTAAGAGCCCGACCGCGTTCCTTGCCCTGGTGGGCAAAGTGCTGCCGATGACGGTGGCGGGGGACAAGGACAACCCGATCACCGTGGTCGTCAAGAAATTCCAGTTTGACGATTGAGCTTCCGTACCTCTGGACGCCACGCAAGTACCAACGGCCGCTTTGGCGCTACCTTCAGAATGGAGGCACGCGCGGTGTGGCGGTGTGGCATCGCCGAGCGGGCAAGGATGACCTCTGCCTGCACTGGACGGCGACGGCCGCGCACGAAAAGATCGGCTCCTACTGGCACATGCTGCCGCAGGCCAATCAGGCCCGCAAAGCCATCTGGGATGCGATCAACCCGAAGACCGGCAAGCGGCGCATAGACGAGGCATTCCCGGCCGAGATTCGCGAGAGCACGCGCGAATCAGACATGTTCATTCGCTTCAAGTGCGGGTCAACGTGGCAGGTCGTCGGGTCGGATAATTTCGACAGCCTGATCGGCACGCCGCCTATAGGCCTGGTGTTCTCTGAGTACAGCGTCAGCAACCCGCTTGCGTGGGCATATCTCATGCCCATCCTGGAGGAAAACGGCGGGTGGGCGCTGTTCATCTATACGGCGCGGGGCAGGAACCACGGGCATGCGCTTTATGAACTCGCTCGGGAATCGCCGGACTGGTATTGCGAAGTCCTGACGCCCGAGAACACCGGGGTATTCCAAGCGCCACAGCTGGAGCGCATCGAGAACGAGCTGAAGGGCGCCTTCGGCGTGGACGCAGGCGAAGCGCTGTTCCTGCAAGAGTACTGGTGCAGCTTCGACGCGGCGATCATCGGCGCCTATTGGGGGCGCGAGATGCTGGACGCCGAGCGCTCGGGCCGCATAACCGACGTGCCGGTCATTCCCGGCCTCAAGGTGCACACCGCCTGGGACATCGGCACTCGCGATGCTACCAGCATATGGTTCTTCCAGGTCCTCCACGGCGGTTTGCACATCATCGACTACTACGAGCGCACCGGGCAGGGTGTGCCTCATTTCGCCGAGGAGTTGAGGCGGCGCGGCTACGACTACGGCAGCCATTATGTGCCGCACGACGCCCGGGTGCTTGAGTGGGGCTCCGGCAGGACGCGTATCGAGGCCATGCTGGCCGAGAACCTGGTCCCGAGCATTGTTGCCAACCACCAGCGCCCCGACGGCATCGACGCGGCGCGGCAGACCATCCCGTTGTGCAAGTTCGACGCCAAGCGCTGCAAGTTCGGCATCGAGGCGCTGAAGCAGTACCGGGCGGAGTACGACGAGGAGCGGAAGATCCTGAGCAAGGAGCCGCTGCACGACTGGACCAGCCACGCGGCGGACGCCTTCCGCTACCTGAGCATGGCCTGGCGGGCGATGAAGCCGGAACCACCCCCGCCGCCCAAGCCGGTCTTTGAGTACGCGATGACGGATGACGGCTCGATCCGCTCGGGCCTGACCATGAAGCAGATCATCGAGCGCCAGACCCGGCGCATGAACGCAGAGGATTGAACGATGGTTCTCGGTGGCATCCTCCCCGGCAACAGCACCAACGTTGCGGCCACGGATTCGAGCGTTGCCGGCACGCTCACGCCCAAGGGTGGACACAACGCCTGCCACATCTGCAACCCGAGCGCGACGCTGGCGGTTGCGGTGCGGATTGGCGAGAGCGCAGCGGCTGCGGTCTTGACCACGGACATCAAGATTCCGCCGCTGGGCCAAGTGGTCATCGCCATGACGACCAAGGACGTGCATTGCGCGGCGATCGGCAGCGCGGCCGGCCCGACCGCGGTCGTGTTCACGCCCTGCACGGTGCGATGACACGTGGCTGACGAGTCCGCCGCATCGCTCGAATCCCCGAAGGACGCCAAGGGAGAGCCCGGCCGCGTCCGCATGTGGATCAATGCGGTCGAGCTGCAGGAGAAGCACGAGGAGAAGTGGCGCGAGGCGGCCGAGAAGGTCGTCAAGCGCTACCGCATGGAGGAGGAAGCCCAGAAGCGCGCCAAGGGCTTCCCGATCCTCTACGCCAACACCGAAACCCTGCTGCCGGCGGTCTACAACAGCCAGCCGGTTCCCGATGTGCGCCGCCGGTTCGGCGATGCGGACGAGAACGCGAAGATGGCAGCGCAGTCGCTGGAGCGCGCCATCTCGGTCTCTTGCGACGAGTACGACTTCCACCAGGTCATGTGCGACGCGGTGAAGGACATGGGCCTGCCCGGGCGTGGCGTGACCCGGGTGCGCTACGAGCCGCTGATGAACGGCGATCAGATCGCCTACCAGAAGGTGACCGGCGAGCATGTGAACTGGCCGGACATCACCTTCGGCCCGGCGCGGCGCTGGAACAAGGTGCCGTGGGTCAAGTTCAACCATCTGCTGACCCGGGAGCAGCTGAGGAAGCTCAACCCGAGCGTCGGCGAGATGGTGCCGCTCACGCACACCTGCGACGGTCACGAGGAGCAGAAGGGCACCGACAAGCCGCTACCCGACATCTTCAAGCGCGCTCTTGTGTGGGAGATCTGGGACAAGGACAGCGGCAAGGTGATGTGGCTCGCGCCGCACTACAAGAAGGGCTTCGTCCGGGAAGATAAAGATCCGTTGCGGCTGGAAGGCTTCTATCCGATCCCGCGCCCGCTCTATGCGATCTGGACTACCGACAGCCTGGTCCCCATCGAGCCGTTCCGCATCTACGCAGACCAGGCGGACGAATTGGACCTTGTGACGCGCCGCATCATGGCGCTGATCAAGGTCTGCCGGGCAAGGGGTATCTACGACGCATCGCTTGAGGGTGCATTCGCGGCGCTCAAGGACTCGGATGACGGCGTGTACGTGCCGACGAGCGCCGCCGAGGCGAAGGCGTTCACCATGGAAAACGGCCTAGACAAGGCTGTGTGGTCTTGGCCGCTGGAAACCATCGTTGCGACGCTGAAGCAGCTCTACGAGAACCGCGAGCAGATCAAGGCGGTCATCTTCGAATTGACCGGCATTGCCGACATCATGCGCGGCCAGACGGAAGCGCAGGAGACCAAGGGCGCACAGCAGCTCAAGACGCAGTGGGGCACGCTCCGCATCGCGCCGTTGCAGCAAGAGGTGCAGCGCTACGCCCGCGACCTGATCCGGCTGAAGGCGGAGATCATCGCCGAGCACTTCCGGCCCGAGGTCTTGACGCTGATGACCGGGGTACAGATCACGCCCGAGGTGCATCAGCTGATGAAGACCGATGCGCTCCGGGCGTACCGGATCGACATCGAGACGGACAGCACGATCAGGGCGGACGTTGCAAGGGCGCAGGAGCAGATCGGGCAGTTCGTGCAAGGGACGGGCGCGTATTTCACCGCGATTGGCCCGGCGGTGACCGAAGGCGCGATGCCCAAGGACGTGGCGATTGACCTGTATGCCTCGTTCGCGCGGCAGTTCAAGCTCGGGAAGCAGGCGGAGGACGCCTTGGACCGCTGGTCCGAGATGGCCAAGCAGGAGGCGCAGAACCCTCAGCCGCAGGTCGATCCCGAGCAACAGAAGATGCAGATGCAGATGCAAATGGAGCAGCAGAAGCTCCAGGCGCAGATGCAGGCCGAGGAGGCGAAACTCGGTCTGGAGCAGCAACGCATGCAGGCCGAATTGGAGTTCGAGCGCCAGAAGATGGCGATGGAGGCCGAGCGCGCGCAGCAGCAGATCCAATTGGACGCGCAGAAGCACGAATCCGACATGCAGATGAGGGGTCGGGAGCTTCAGCTGAAGGAACGCGAGGGCCAGATGAACGCCCAGTTGGAGGCGGCCAGGATCGCGGATGGTCAACAGGCGAGGCAGGAAGATCGCCAGCAGAAGGACGCGGTTGCGGCCGGCCTACCCGAGGGCCAGAAAGCCATGGACTTCATGGGCGAGACCGGCAGCGCGCTAAGGGTCGCCACAGAGCAGCTGAACACCCTCGCCCAAGCCCTGTCCAAGGCGAACGAGATGATCGCGGATCTGAAAGCACAGGCGGACGCGCCGGCCGAAGTGGTGCGGGATGCCAATGGCCGTGTTGCCGGGGTAAAGCGCGGCAACGTGGTGAAGATGGCCCAGCGCGGCGCCGATGGGCGGGTGTCAGGGGTGGCCTAAGCCGCTAGCCGCCTCTCCTCAATCCGCAACCCGCGAACGACGAAATCGCCGCAGCTATCGCACCGGTGCTTGTCGTGCACGCCGCTACCGGAACGATACTGCCACTCCAACCGCAACTCTCCAACGGCGCAATGGGGGCACGGGTCTTCCCGCCTCGCGAACAGGCGTCGCAGCCATCCAATCATCAGTCGGTCCCTCAACCAGCCGACGCAAGCATGGCGCGTGAAATTGGTTAATTGCAAGAGGTAAAGTGTCAACCAGCTTCCCGGCCGGCCTCGATAGCCTCACCAACCCGTCCAGCAGCGACAACCTGAGCACATCGGTTGGCGGGGCGACGCATTCTGCCCAGCATGCGAACCTGAATGACGCGGTTGAGGCGATTGAGGCGAAGGTCGGCATTGACGGCAGCGCGGTCACCAGTTCGCACGACTACAAGCTGAGCGGCGTTACGGGGGCGGACAAGGCGGTCACCACGGCGCGCACGGTGAGCGCCGGGACTGGGCTTACGGGCGGAGGGGATCTCTCGGCCAACCGAACGTTGTCGATCGATGCCGGCGGCGTCGGCGCAACCCAGCTCGCGAGCAATGCGGTTGAGACTGCGAAGATCCTCAACAACAACGTGACGCTGGCCAAGATCGTCGCCGCGACCGCCGCATCGCGGTTGCTTGGCCGGCGCTCGGGGTCAGCCGGGAATTTCGAGGAAATCACCCTCGGCACCGGCCTGTCGATGTCCGCCGCGGGGGAGCTGTCGGCAACAGGCGGGGCCGGTGGCGGCACGATCACCCTCGCAGAGAAATCGGCCGACTACACCATAACGGACGCCGACGATCAGAAGCTGATCGCGCTGACCGGTTCGACCGGCCGCACCTTCACGTTGCCGGATAGCGCAACCTGCGGCGCCGGCTGGTTCACCTACATCGCGTGCTTCCTTACGGGCACGACAGTTGCCAACCAGACCCTGACCCTGGTGCGCGCCGGCAGCGACACGATCAACGGCGGGACGAACGACTACCTGTACCCCGGTCACATCTATCTGCTGCTCACCGACGGCGCTGGCGTTTTCAAGACCTACATGGTGTCGCCCGGCGCGGTGATTGTGAGCGCGACCGGGGCCAACACCGTCAACCTGCCGACCTGTACCTGGTCGGTCTGCTACTACGATCTCCTCGGCGCCGGCGGTTCGGGGGCCTCCGGCGCCCGCAAGGCCAGCACCAACAGCACGCGGAACGGCGGTGGCGGTGGCGGTGGGGGGTCTCGCGTGCGCGGACGCCTGCCCAAGGCAATCCTGACCGCAGCCGGCAGCAGTGTCACGGTCACCATTGGTACAGGAGGCGCACAGCCGGCGGCAGCGGGCAGCGACAACTCCAACGGCGTCGCCGGCAACGCGGGTGGCAACACGACGTTCGGCGCTCTGGATACCGCCTATGGCGGCGGCGGTGGCGGCATCAACTCCAGCAACGGGACCTCTGGCGGCAGCGGTGCCGGTACTCTGGCGGCGGGCAGTGTTGGTGGCGGTAGCGCCGTCTCTGGCGGATCACCGTCGAACTTGACCAACTCGCCAGGCCATTTCGGCGGCGGTGGCACGTCACAGACTGCTGCTGGACAGCCAGCCGGCGATGGTGGCGGCGGCGGCGGTTCATCCAACGTCACGGCAGCCGGCACGGCTGGCGGCAGCTCCACCAGCGGTGGCCCGGGCGGCGGCGGGGGCGGGGGGCTCACCAGTGCTGACGCCACGCTGAACGGTGGCGCTGGCGGGTCGCAGGCCGGCCTCAACGGCGGCGGCGGTGCCGGCGCAACAACCGATGGCGGTGCGGGCACCGCCGGAACCAGCCCGGACTTCGGCCCTGGCACCGGCGGTGGCGGCGGCAAGTCTGCGACGGGTGGCGGCGGCGATGGTGGCGCTGGTGGGACTGGCGCAGGCGGTGGCGGCGGGGGTGCTTCGCAGAACGGTGCCGCGAGCGGCCGAGGCGGGGCGGGCGGCAACGGTCAGGCATTGGTGCTGTTCCAATGAAGCGATGGGCTCTCGTTAAGGACGGACGGGTGTTGAGCGCCTTCGATGGCGCCGACGACAAGAACGCTTATCCCGACATTGCGGATCGGCTGATCGAAGTTGCCGCGGACGTGCTGGACAACGATCTGGTCAACGGGCAAGGCGAGAAGGTTGCGGCGCCGGCACGTCGCCTGATCTCCGGCTTGGAATTCTTCCTCCGCTTTACCGAGGCGGAGCGGGACGACATCTTCGACAGCAGGAAGTGGCGCCACTTCGCGTTCCGCTTGCCCTTGGAATCGGGCGTCAACCTCGATAGCGCGAACGTGCAGGCCTACATGGCGGGCCTGGTCGTGGATGACATCCTGACCGAGGAGCGCAAGGCCGAGATCCTTGCCTGATGGCGACGAACTACGACGCCGCAATCTCGTATGACGAGGTTATCGGCTACGACGGCGATGAGGCGACACCGGAGGCCGTCAACCAGCCCGGCGGCTTCCTCCCCTACGCCAAGGGCGAGCGCCGGGCCCGTGGCCTGGAGTGGGATCGACGCAAGCCGGTCGATGAACTGGTCCAGGAGGCTTACGAGCGGCTTCATGGCGACCTCGCCCCGGTCGCCGACGCCACGGAAGTCAGGGCGGCCGTTGCCGAGCACGCGCAGCCATCTGACGCACGCATACCGCCGCCAGCAGCCATCGACTTCCGGGCACTCGCGGCGGATTTGAAGAACGCACAAGCCCTGCTCGCCGCCTACGAGCAGGCGCTGCAACGCAAGGCCGAGCAAGACGACGAGGACGACGCCATCATGGTGCTACTGCTCGCATGATCACGTACCGCTGCTATTGGGATCGCAAGCTGCAGAAGCTGGTCGAAATCCCGGTTGACCGAGAGCCGCCGCGCCAGTCCCGCGTGCAGATCATGCGCGACCTGCCGGCCTACAAATCTCCCTTGGGAGACGGGGTGATCGAGGGCCGGGCGGCACGCCGGGAGCACCTGAAGCGCAACAACTGCCGCGAGGTCGATCCTTCCGAATGGAAGGGCGGCGTTCGCAATCACGAGTTCGCCAAGCGCTGGGGCATCGAGCCCACGGGCGACCCGCTCCGCAAGCCGCAGCGACTGCCGACCACGATTGACCGGAACTGGAGAGAGTAGTTTGGCCGACGAAAAGCCCTCCCTAGACGACGCGATGGACGCCAAGTTCGCGGAGATCAACGCCCGCGACCAAGCGCCAGCAGACTCCACTGTGCAGCCGATTGAGCCCGCGCCGCAGACCGAGACGGCGCCCGCTACATCACCTTCGGCCAGCACGGAGCCGTCAGGAGATCGCCCGCGCGGTCCTGACGGCAAGTTCCTTCCGAAGACCGCGGACGCGCCGGCAACGGCCGCCGCAACACCCACCACCGACCGCGCCGAGCCCACGGCGGCCACTGCTGCGCCATCAACCGCGCAAGCCGTGTCCCCGCCCGTGAGCTGGTCGGCTGAAGCCAAAGCGGCGTTCGCAACCCTCACGCCGGCCGTTCAACAGGCCGTCCTCAAGCGTGAGAAGGAGGTGAGCGACGGCTTTGCCCAGAAATCGGCCGAGCTGAAGGATTGGGAACCGCTCAAAAGCGTCCTTGGTCCCCGGCAGCACGCCCTTGCAGCGGCATACGGATCGGTTGCGAACGGCATTCAAACGCTGTTCTCACTGTCCGACTATGCCGAGAAGGACGCGCCCGGGTTCATCAAGTGGTTCGCTCAACAGCGGGGCATCGACCTTTCCTCACTCGCAGGAACCCCGGCCGGACAGCCGCAAGCCAGCGCTGATCCGACCATTGCCGCGCTCCAGCAGCAGATTGCATCCCTCAACCAGCAACTCACCGGCTTCACTCAGTCGCAAGAGCAGGCCCAGCAGGCCGAGCTCACCCGCCAGATCGAGGCATTCAAGGCCGATCCCAAGAACGTCCACTTTGAAGCTGTGCGCGCCGAGATGGCCGCATTGATGCAGGGTGGACGGGCGAAGGATCTGCAAGACGCCTACGACAAGGCGGTGTACGCCAACCCGGAAACCCGCCGCCTCGTCATGGAGGAACAGCGGGCCGCCGAGCAGGCGCAGCGCGATGCCGAGAACGCCCGGGCCGCTGCCGAAGCCCGCCGGATTCGCGACACCAATCAGGCCACCACTGGCGTGACTGGCGCGAGCCCGAGCAAGGCCCGGAAGTGGGACGAGACGATGGACGAGAAGCACAAGGCTCTGAGCGCGGCGTAACCCCGATGAAGGGTAACGCCAATGCCATCCCCCAACAGCACCTTCACGGAGCTGGTCACCACCACGCTTCGTGAGCACCCGGGCGTCATCACCGACAACGTGTCGGACCACAACGCTCTGTATCGCCGCCTGAAGACCAACAAGAAGATCAAGGTCATCGACGGCGGCACGACCATCGTTCGGCCGCTCGACTACGCCGAGAACGCGACGTTCCAGCGCTTCAGCATGTACGACACGCTGAACGTCGGCGCATCGGATGTGCTCTCGGCTGCCGAGTTCTCGTGGGTCAACAGCGCGATCCACATCACGGCGGCCGGCGAGGAGCTGCGCAAGAACGCGGGTTCAAACCAGATCCTGGATTTGGCGAAGGCCCGCACGCGCAACGCCATCCGCACCGCGGCGAACAACATGTCGGTGGACATGTATTCGTCCGGCTCGCTGAGCAACCAGATGGGCGGTCTCGGCCACCTGGTCTCGACCGATGGCACCGGCACCGTGGGCGGCATCGTCGCCGGAACCTACACGTTCTGGAAAAACCAGTTCTACGAGTGCCCGACCGCGCCGTCCAAGACGACGATGAAGCAGCACATGCAGACCATCTGGTTGACGCTCGTTCGCGGTGCGGACAAGCCCGACCTGATCGTCAGCTCGCATGACTTCTTCGGCTTCTACTGGGACGGCCTGACCGATCTCCAGCGTTACGCCGAGAGCACGGAAGCCACGCTCGGTTTCCAGTCGCTGAAGTTCGTCACCGCCGACGTGATCTTCGACAGCAACAGCAACTTCGCCACCACGGCGGAGAAGATGTACTTCCTGAACACGGAATATATCGAGCTGGTCGAGCATCGCGCCGCGCGTTGGTCGCAGCTGGACGACAAGATGTCGGTCAACCAGGACGCGGTGGTCATTCCGCTGATCTGGATGGGCCAGATGGTCACGTCGAACCGCTCGTTGCAGGGCGTCCTCATCGACGCGAGCTGATCCCCCCACTCTCTGACAGAAGGAAGCCAGACAATGGCGACCTACAGCTATGTGATCACCGAGCCTCGGATCGGCATGCAGCAGATCGAGGATGTTTCCACCACGCAGAACCATCCGCTGGGAACCATCATCAAGGCGAAGGACCCGACGTATGGCGAGGCGGAGTTCATCTACCTCAAGGGCGTCACCTCCGGCGCCACCGGCAAGTGGGTGACCTACGACGTGGACGCGGGCGTGTGCGTTCTGCTCGCGGCCAACGCCATTGGCCCGGTCGGGATCATGATGTCTGACCTGGACGCCGCGACGGACTACGGCTGGGTGATGATCTCCGGCTGGCATCCGGCGGCCAAGTGCCTGACGCAGTTTGCGGACAATGGCATCGTGTTCTGCACCTCGACGGCGGGGAGCGTTGATGATGCCTCTGTCGCCGGCGATCTGGTGCAGAACGCCAAGGGCGGCTCGGCCACCACGGCAAACACGTTCGTGGCGCAGTTCGAGATCTATCGCCCGTATGTGAACGATCGCACCGCGAACAAGTGATCTTCACACCCGACATGTTGCGTAACGTGCGCTCGGCGCTCTCGCGGGGTCTCCCGACCTTGCAGGGGTGTCGGGCGCACGAGCATGTCCTGTCAGTGGCGGCCGGCGGGCCGTCGCTGGCGGACACCTATCAGCGCCTCACCGGGCAGATCGCGGCGGTCAACGGCTCCTGCGGCTGGCTGATCAATCGCGGGGTGATACCCGATCTCTGCGCCGTCATGGACCCCGGCGAGCACATGGCCGGCGTCATCGCGGCGGATCGGCGCGTGCGGTATTTCATAGCGTCCTCCTGCGACCCCTCGGTTTTCGACAAGCTGAAAGACTGCGACGTGACGCTGTGGCATCCAACGGGGTTCCCCGGCGTCAGGCAAGCCCTGCCGGCCGACACGCTGATGGTCGGCGGCGGCTGCACCATGGGGCTGCGCTGGCTCAGCTTGGGCTACACGCTTGGGTTCCGGCGCTTTGACCTGCATGGGATGGACAGCAGCTTCCGTGGCGAAGCGACGCACGCCTACAAGGACCGCGAGCGAGACGGACCGATCATCACCATCCACGGACGGCAAACCCGTCTGAACTACTTCGAGCAGGTGACCGATTTCTTCGACTGGCTTGGCCGGATGAAGCAGCCGGACATGGAACCGACCGAAATCAACGTCTTCGGTGACGGTCTGTTGCAGGACGAATGGAAGCGCCGGGCGGCATGATCTCCGTTGTCATGCCGTACTGGGAACGCAGTTTCGCTCTTGCGGGCGCGCTGGCGCTGTTCGCGCTGCACTATGCCGAGGCGAAGATCGAGGTTGTGGTTGTTGACGATGGCAGCGAGGACAAGCCGGTTCTCGACACCTACCCGTTTCCGGTTCGCGTCCTCACGCTGCCGCGCAAGCCCGCTCCAATGAACCCCTGCGTACCGATCAACCGCGGCGTGGAAGCGGCGCGGGGTGACGTGATTGTGATCACCAACCCGGAAATCCTGCACAAGGAGCCGGCGCTGCCTCGAATGCTCGATGAGCTGGAGGCGCTGGGCGCAAACGGCTATGTCCTGGCCGCCGCCTGGTGTCCGGAGCAGGGCCAGTGGCATTGCCATTCCTCGCGCAAGCATGCCGAGAAAGTGCCGCAAGGTGCCGGCTATCACTTCTGCGCCATGCTCAACCGCTCCCTGTGGGATGCGGCTGGCGGTTTCGATGAAGGCTATCGGCAGGGCGCGGGCTACGACGATCCGGACTGGACCTGGCGGCTGCACCGGGCCGGCGCGAAGTTCAAGATCTGCGACGACATCGTTGTGATCCACCCAAAGAGCGGCGCTCGGACCGAATGGCCGATGGGCGGGTTCGAGCGCAACCGTCTGCTGTTCGAGAGCAAGTGGCACTGATCGTCGCCTGCCTGAATCATGGAAACTACCTCGGCCGCGGTGACGAATACGTCTACCGCCTCCGCGCTGGGGTAGAGCGGAACCTGAAAGCGTCACACACCTTCCGCGTATTCACCGAAGCCGACATCCCCGAGGGCGTGACCGGCTGGTGGGGGAAAATCGCGCTGTTCCGCGATGGAATGTTGCCCGCTGGCGAACGGGTCATGTTCTTCGATCTCGACACCATCATCCCCGGCTCGCTTGACGATCTGGCCGCCTATCGAGGCCCGCTGGCGATGCTGAGCGACTTCTACCACCCCTGGCAGCAGGCAAGCGGCGTGCTGCTGTGGGAGGCCGGGAAGTACCACCACATCTGGGCCGAGTGGGAATCGGCTGGCCGCCCAGAGATGCGTCAAGGGGATCAAACGTGGATCAGGTTCATGGAGCCCAAGGCGCCCATGCTCCAGACGCTGTTCCCCGGCCAGATCGTCGGGCTGAAAACCCAATGCCGCGGCCATCTGCCCGAAGGGGCGCGGGTGTGCTGCTACCACGGTCAACCGAAGCCCCACGAGAACAACTGGCTTCCCTACCTAGAGGTGAAAACGTGAGCCTTCCCGACGACATTACGCCGCGCCAAGTCGCCAGCATCACCATCCTTGAGTTCATGGTGGACCACGAGGAGGAGCGCGACGCCAAGGGCACTAAGATCCCCGGCACCGCGAAGGAGTTCCACAAGGTCCGCTGGGCGCCGCGGGGCACGAACAAATCCGAGAACATCCAGCGGGTGGACCGGATCAGGAAGCACGAGCCGATCCTGTGGGCGGCCATCGAGAAGGCATACGAGCGCTGGCTGAAGGGCCAGGCCGAGCCGGTGGAAGGCACGCCGCTTTCAGCTTGGGCGGGCGTCAACAAGGCGCAGGCGGAGCAGCTGCGGTTGCTCGGCATTCTGTCGGTCGAGCACGCGGCAGAGATGAACGGCACCACCATGCAGTCCTTCGGCATGGGCGCGGTCGGCATCAAGCAGCGGGCGCAGGCGTTCCTTGCCTCGAAGCCGCAGGCGCAGATGGTCGAGGCGCTGGCGCAGAAGGACGAGCAGATCAAGGCGCTGACCGAGCAGCTGGCGGAACTGACCCGCACGGTGAACGCGCTGGCCGCCGAGCCCGAGGCGCCGCGCCGGGGTCGCCCACCGAAACAGGCTGAAGCCGCATGACCCTTCTGACGCTCTGCCAAGACGCCGCCGACCAGCTTGGCATATCCCGCCCGAACTCGGTCTACGGCAACGCCGCAACCGAGGTGCGGAAGCTGCTGCGCTACGCCAACCAGGAGGGTCGGCAGCTGCGCAGGCGAGGCGATTGGCAGGCGTTGCGGGTGGAGCAGACATTCACCTCGGTCGCGACCGAGGCGCAGACATCCACCATGGTCCCGTCCGACCTTGACCACTTCTGCAACGAGACCTTCTGGAACCGCACGCAGAAGCGGATGTTCAACGGGCCGCTTTCGCCGCGAGAGTGGCAGGCGCTGAAGGCCACGACCGGATCGGTGATCAACGAGACGTTCAGCTATCGCGGAACCATTTTCTACATCTCGCCGGTTCCGACCGCCGGCCATTCCTTCGCCTACGAGTACATCTCCACGAAGTTCTGTGCGTCAACGGGCGGCGTGGCGCAGACCGCCTTCGCGGCCGACACCGACACGACGCGGCTCGATGAGGAGCTGTTCATCCTCGGCATCATCTGGCGTTTCAAGAAGGGCGAGGGACAGCCTTGGCAGGATGACTTCGCAGAGTACGACTTCCAGGTCGAGACGGCACTGAAGCTCGAATCGCCAAAGCGCACCCTGGATATGTCGCAGATGGGCCGCCGGCACATGCCGGGCATGATCGGGGTCCCCGAGGGCTCATGGTCGCCGTAGCGACACGCCCCACTGCCCGCTCTGTCTTCCTGCCGCCCCCGATCAAGGGGATGAGCACGAAGCGCAGCCTTGCGGACATGGGGCCGGAATACGCCGTCAGGCTGACCAACGGCTTTCCCGAGACCAACGACGTTTCGTTGCGTCCCGGTTACACCGTGCATGCGACGGGGCTCGGGGCTTCGGTTGAGAGCCTGATCGACTACACCCCGCGCTCGGGAACCGGCGTGCTGTTCGGTGCGGCGGGAGCCAACATCTACAACGTGACCGGCTCCGGCGCGGTTGGCGCTGCTGTCGTCGCCAGCCGGTCGAATGCCCGCTTCCAGCATGTGAACATCGGCACCTCGGGCGGGCAGTTCCTGTTCATTTGCAACGGAGCCGATACCCCGAAGACCTACGACGGGTCGAGCTGGGCGGATACCACCCTGACCGGCCCCACGGTGGCAAACGTGGTCTGGTGCAACACGCATCAACGCCGGCTGTGGATTGGCGAGGTCAATTCCCTCTCCGCGTGGTACGGCGCGGCCAATGCGATCACCGGGGCCTTTACCGAGTTCCCGCTGTACGGCGTGTTCAAGCTCGGCGGCTACCTCATGGGGATGGTCACCTGGACCCGTGACGGCGGCGCAGGAGCGGATGACGTTGCGTGCTTCGTCACCTCGGAAGGCGAGGTTGCGGTCTATTCAGGGATTGATCCCTCGGCTGCCGCGACATGGGAGCTGGTGGGCGTGTTCCGCATCGGCCGACCGATCGGCCGGCGCTTCTTCACCAAGTTCGGCTCCGACGCCATCCTGATCACGCAGACCGGGTTCGTGCCGCTCTCGACCATCCTCCCGGTGGATGCCGCTCAGGCAAGGGCGGTGGCGATTTCGGATGAGATCGACAGTGAGGTGTCCGCCGCTGTGCGGTCCTACAGCACGATCTATGGGTGGCAGCCGTTCATCTACCCGAAGCGGAACATGGCGATCTTCAACGCGCCGATCACTTCGTCCATGGCAAAGCAGTTCGCCTTCAACACGCTCTCCAAGGCCGCCGCGCCGTGGACCGGCATCAACGCCATCTGCTGGGGGATGATCGGCGAGACCGCGTATTTCGGGGCGAGCGACGGCAAGACCTACAAGTTCGACACCGGACTTTCGGACAACGGCAGCGATATCGCGACCGATTGGGTGCAGGGCTTCTCCGACTTCCGCATGCCGGGGGTGCGGAAGGCGTTCAAGATGGTCGATGTCATCTTCTCATCGAACGGCGAGCCGAATGCCGCGCTGGATATCTGCACGGATTACAAGATCGTCGGCGATGCCGCGGTTGGCGATCCCACGGTGTCAGGCGATGTGTGGGACACGGCCGAATGGGATGAGGCAGAGTGGGCGGCGGATGACGAGATATTCCGCGGCTGGCGTGGGGTGAGGGGAATCGGCCGGGCAGGAGCACTCCGCATCCGCACGTCGAGCAACACGCTGTCTCTTGCCTGGCAAGGCACGCAGTTCCTGTTCGTGCCCGGGGCGCCGATTGGCTGATGTGGGCGCTGATCCACGGGCATGACGAGGCCCTGGCGAAGTGGGCTGGATCGAGAATGCCGCACGTCGGGGCCGATGGGTTCCCGCACGGCAGCAAGGCAATCGGGGTGGCGACCGGCACGGCGGAGCATGACCAGCTTCTGGCCGTGGTCGTCTATCACAACTACGTCGAGAGCTACGGCATCTGTGAAGTCTCCATCGCGGCGATCTCTCCCCGGTGGGCGCAGCGCGGGGTGATCAGGGCGCTTTTGAGCGTGCCTTTCGAGCAATACGCCGCGCGCAAGGTCTATGGGCAAGTCGTGAGTTCCAATCATCGGGCGGGCAAGCTGATTTCTGGCCTTGGGTTCAAGAAGGAAGCCACCCTTCGTCATCACTACGGCAAGGGCCTGCACGCCAACGTCTTCGGCATGATGGCGCATGAGTACCGCGCCAAGTGGGGTAACTGACGATGGGCAAGAAGGCGCCAAGCCCGCCGCCGGCTCCAGATCCGGTAGCAACTGCCAACGCGCAGTCAGCGGCAAATCGCGATACGGCCATCGCGCAAAGCCAGCTCAACATGGTGGACCAGAGTTCGCCGTGGGGAAGTATTGCCTACTCCCAGCGCGGCACTGGTCCTGACGGCACGCCGCTCTATCGGGCGGACGTATCCCTTTCCCCGCAGCAACAGCAGCTGTTCGACTCCCAGCAGGGAACCGAGCTGCTGATGAACGCCACCGGCCAGCAGCTGCTGAACAACGCCCGTGGTCAGTTGTCGCAGCCGATCAGCCTGTCCGGGTTGGGCGCCGCGCCGCAGTACGACGAGAACGCGCGGAGCCAGGCGCTGGCGCGCATTCTCGCGCGAGCCAATCCCGAGTTCGACCGTCAGCGGGAGAGCATCGAAACCCGCTTGGCCAATCAGGGATTGATGGTCGGCTCGGAAGCCTACGGGCGAGGCGTGGACGAGTTCAACCGCGCGCGCAACGACTTCACGCTTGGCGCCGATATCCAGGCGGGCGATGAAGCGTCACGGCTGTTCGGGCTCCAGATGCAGGGGCGGAACCAGCAGATCAACGAACGGCTGCTGCCGCGGCAGATGACGATCAACGAGCTGGCGGCACTGACCGGCGGGTCACAGGTGCAAATGCCGCAGTTCCAATCGACGCCGCAGACGGGCATGGCGCCCACGGATGTTACCGGCCCGGCGAACACTGCATGGCAGGGGCAGATGGCCGGCTGGAACGCTGCGAACCAGTCGCGGAACGCCATGACGGGCGGCCTATTCGGTCTTGGCGGCTCGGCGATCACGGCGGGCCTGCCATTCCTGCTGTCTGACCGCCGCGCCAAGCAAGATATCCGTCAGATCGGCCGATTGACCAACGGTCTGCCGCTCTACCGCTTCCGCTACCTGGATGATGAAGCCGAGCATGTCGGCTTGATTGCGCAGGATGTGGAGCAGGTGAACCCCGACGCGGTCAGGGAGTTCGGCGGCGTCAAATACGTCAACTATGCAAAGGCGGTGCTGTGATGGCGTCTCCTCTTGCCGCTCCTCTGTACGGCCCGCAAGTTGCGGGGAAAACTGCATTGCGCCCGGAAGACCTCACGCGTCTTGCCCTGGCGCAGCAGCTCCTCAAGTCCGGCACTGATGCGAGCCCCGTGGAGAGCCCGTGGCAGGGCGCGGCCAGGCTCGGGCAGGCATTGGCCGGTGGGTACATGAACTACCGGCTTGGCCAAGAGCAGAAGACCCGCGAGGGGGAGACCGCCGCCACCATGGCGCAGGCTCTGCGTGCGACGAAGGGAAGTTGGACCGATCCCGACACCGGGCAGGCCATGCCAATCCCCAATGCGCAGGGTGGCCTTGAGGGCGCTATGGCGGTGCTCGCCGGCAACCCTGAAACCGCAGGCCAGGCGGCGCAACTCGGCTTCAGCCAGATCGGCAAGCAGCAAGAATTGGCGAACGCCCTGCTGAAGGACAAGGGCCTGGTGCAGGGGCCGGGTGGCGTCTATCAGAATGCACCGGGGTATGCCGAGGCCGTGGCAGGCGCGGCCGGGCAGAAGAAAGGCGCGGAGGAAAAGGCCGCACTGCCCTATGCCATGCTCAAGGATGTTGGCGGCTCGCATGTGCTCGGGCCCGGCGCGCAGCAGCACGTCAACCCGATTGGCGCCGCTCTTGCCAATCAGGCGCTCGGCGTGCCGGATGGCCAAGCGGGGCCGATCAAGTCTGGCGTCATCGCGACTAACACCACGCCCCCGCCGAGCACGAGCGTCACCGTGCACGCCGGGCAGTCGCTGGCAGACTCTGCGAGCAAGGACGTGATCGAAAGCCTGCGCAAGGGCGCGGAGACCGCCAAGAATTCTGTGACTTCGATCAACACCACGGGCGTCCTGCGGGACTTGCTGAACAAGGGCGTCATCACCGGTACGGGCGCCGAGGCGGAGACGGCCGTCCGTGGCGCGCTGAACAAGCTCGGCATCACCAACGATCCCAAGGTGCCGGCGACGCAGGCGCTGGTTGGCGCTGTCGGCCAGCTGGTCATGAGTAAGGTGAAGAACCTCGGCAGTGGCGCCGGCATCACCGAGAAAGACGTGAAGTTCACCGAGCGTGTGGTGGGTGGCGACATCACGGCTGACGAGCGGGCCATCCGCATGCTGCTGGACATCAACGAGCGCGCGGACAGGCACATTCTGGAGAGCCATGGCAAGGCGGTTAAGCACGCGCTTTCTGGTCCAGGCCCGCTTCGGGACCCGATCATCCAGCACATGCTGAAGGGCTTCGACGTGCAGTTGCCGCAGAGCTACACGGTGCCTGGTGTTACCCCACAGAGTGGCGCTGGTGGCTGGTCCATCCGGCAGATCGACTGATGCCGCGCTTCGAGATCACCGCGCCTGACGGCAAGCGGTACGAGATCAGCGGCCCCGAGGGCGCGACCGCCGACCAGGCGCTTCAGCACTTCCAATCGCAGTGGAAGCCCGCCCCGGCACCCATGCAGCCGCAGCCAGGCGACATGGAGATGTTGCGCGGGTTGGGGCAAGGCGATTTCGCGCCACAGGGGCCGCAACGCCCGCAACCGGCATCTTGGGAGAACAGACCGACGCCTCGCAGCGTGATCGACAGGGGCGCGGAGGAATTGAAGCGTCTGGGCATCGGTTTCGAGCGTGGCGTGACCGATGCCGTCGCCGGAACGACGCAGCTTGGCGCGCATATACTGCCGGGGGTATCTTCCGCGACGGCGCAGGTCGTGGACCGGGCCGTGGCGGATCGAGGCGCCGGCATCGCGCAAGACCGCCTGCAGCAGGCGCAGGGCGACCGCGCGGACGCGCAGGCGCGGGCCGCCTACGGCGAACCAGGCTACATCTTGCGCGGCGTGCAGCAGGACGAACAGGGCAGGGCAAGCCATACCGTTGAGCCGTTCGGCATCCCCTCGGGCCAGCCCGGTTTTGACGTTGGCCGCATGGCCGGTAACATCGCCGGCACGCTTCCCGCAGCTGCGGCAGGTCCGGTTGCCGGTGCGGTCATCGGCTCGACCATGATGCCGGTGGAAAGCGGCGGCTTCTGGGGCGAGAAGGGGAAGCAGGCGCTAACCGGTCTTGTGACCGGCGGTGCCGCCAAGGTTGTTGGCGGCTTGGCCGCGCCGCAGGTATCTGCGGACGCCAGGACAGTCGCCCAAGCCGGCGCGAGGCCAACGATGGGGCAGCTCGGCCTTATCGACAAGATGACCGAGGACAAGTGGACCTCGCTTCCGTTCACTGGTGGCATTGTTGCCAGGGGCCAGCGCGCGGGCGTCGAAACGTTCGACCGTGGCGTGGTCAACAAGGCGGTTTCCCCGCTGGGCATCACCCTGCCGGACAACATCCCGGCCGGCCGTGAAGCCGTAAAGTGGGCGGGCGATCAGGTCGGCAAGGTCTATGACGATGTGATCCCCAAGACCGCGTTCACGCCAGATGCTCAATTCCTGTCGGACGTACAGACGGCACTTTCTCCGATCACCCCGTACCTGAAGGGCGACGGCCTGGAGAGACTTAAGAATATCGTTGGCGAGCGGGTGACGCATCGCATCCAACAGGCCGGCGGCACGCTGACCGGTGACTTGGCAAAGGAAGTCCAGTCCGAGCTTGGCAACTTCGTACGCACGGCAGCCAAGTCGAGCGACGGCGCCGAGCAGGCCTTGGGCGAGGCCGTGGGCGCGTTCAAGGATGCGCTGTCGAGCGGCATCGCGCGGCAGAATCCTCAGTATGCCGAAGCCCTGAAGAACGCGGATCGTGCATGGGCCATGCTGGTCCGTGTAGAGGGGGCGGCCGGCAACCGCTCGACCTCGGGCGGGGTGTTTACGCCCGGGGATCTGCTGACCGCCGCCAAGCGCAACGATGCGACGGTGCGGCATCGCGGCTTCGCCCGTGGCGATGCTCTCATGCAGGATCTGGGCGAGGCGGGGCAGGCAACAATCGGCAACCGCTATCCGGACAGCGGCACAGGCGGCCGTATCGGCCAAACCAGTTCTGTCGCTTGGGGTGTCGGCGCCGCCGCCTCGCCCGTCGCCAAGATGCTCTATTCAGCTCCGGCGCGCGGCTTCATGGCCGAATGGGCCACCCCAGGGCCCGCCCGCGAAGCGCTTGCTAATGCGCTGCGGCGCGGTGCGCCCGTTGTCTCTCCCGGCGTTGGCGGTTCGCTTGCGCGGGAGAAAGAGCTAGAGGCTCTGGCGCGGCAGCTGTTGGGCACTCAGTAGGTCAGGCGCAGGAAAGCCCAGCCGAAGAATCCGCTTTGCGCAAGCTGCGCGGCATAGGCGAGAACGCCTAACGAGGCGATGGCGCCAGCATAGAGCAGTGCCACAAGCCCAACCCGGGTCAATCTCGGATAGCGGGCCGCATCCGACACCCGATCACACCACGGCTTCCCCAAGCGCTGCCACAGCACGCCAAGGGTGCCGAGCACCAGGCCGACCAGGACGATCTCCATCCGGTCGCGAGCCTAGCACAACCCATGCCAACTGAAAGAGCCATCCATGGCCCGAGACGGTAGCGGCACCCATAGCTTGCCAGAGGCTGATTTCGTCGCCGGCACGACCATCGTCGCCTCGGTGATGAACAGCCAGCTACAGGACATTTCCGACGAGCTGACCAACTCCGTCGCCAAGGACGGCCAGTCCACCATGACCGGCGCCCTGAAGATGGGAACGCAGCGAATCACCGGTGTGGGCAATGCTACCGCCCGCACGGATGGTGCCGTCGTTGGCCAGATTCAGGACGCCTCGTACATTTATGGCACAACCGGCGGCACCGCCAATGCGCAGACCCTGACGCCGGCCCCGGCGATCACCGCTTATGTCGCGGGGATGAAGTTCCGCGCCCTGATCGGCTCGGGGCTCACCAACACCAGTGCCGTGACCCTCCAGGTGTCGGGCATCGCCAGCCCGAAGAACGTCAAGCACATCGACGGCTCGGCCCTGATCGGCGGAGAACTGAAAGACGGCGCCATTGCGGAGTTCGTCTACGACGGGACCAACTTCGTCTTGCTCAGCGTGTTTGCCGCGGCATTCGAGCTGGTGGAGACCAAGACCGCATCCGCGTCGGCGAACCTGGAGTTCACCTTTCCGAGCGGTTTTTCCGAGGTCCACTTCTTCGGCTACAACATCCTTCCCGCCGTGCAAGATGAGGCCCTGCGGGCGCAGGTCAGCATTGCGGGAAGCTACCAGACCACAGGCAGCTATGAGAACCACACCGCCACTTTTGAAAGCGGCACGCTTGCCGATTCGCTGACCTCGACGGACACCAACATCATTATCAGCGGCCCGGCCGACGACAATGGCAGCCTCGCCATCGACTTCACCGCCAATCTTTTCAATCCGGCCAACACGACGGTGAAGAAGGTGCTGGCAAGCCGGTCCACCTCGATCCGCTCGAACGCCACTCGTCAGCTGGTGTTGAACGATGGGTACTGGACCGGCGCCAATTCAGCGATCGACAAGATCAAGTTCATCATGTCGGGCGGCGGCAACATCGCTTCGGGCGTGATCTGCGCCCGCTACCGCCGGGTTTCATAGGGAATTAAGCGCGTAACCCGCTGGCTGGGGAGTTGGCGAGATGGCGGAACTACCAGAGCGCAGACGTAAGAGCCCACCGGACTACGGGGCGTGGACCGCCCGCGCCGTGCTGATGGTGCTGTTGGGTATCGCAACGCTGTTTCTCGGCGACGCCCGGTCGGACCTGAAGGACCTGGTGAAGTTCTCCCACGCGACGGACCGTCGCTTGGACAAGCACGAGTTCCGCCTAGACGTGCACGACGCGAAGCTATTCGAGCAGGCCGAGGCGCTGAAGCGCATGGAATTCCTGCGCAAGACCGAGGCGGAGAAGGTGGTCCCGATGCCCTTCCCGGTGAGGGTGCCGCAGTGATCGGCCCCGCCGACATCCTGATCCTGACCGTGGTCGGCTGCCTGCTCGCCATGCTGCTGGTCTCCGGCGCGCTGTGGGTGGTGTCGTGATGGAGAGCAAGATGAAAGAGCCGCGCGGCTACCGCAACAACAACCCCGGCAACATCCGCAAGAGCACGACCAAGTTCGTCGGCGAAATCTACTCGGAAGACGCGGCTTTCAAGCGCTTCGGCACGATGGAGCACGGGGTAAGGGCGGCTGGCAAGATCCTGCTGACCTACTACCTGCATCACCAGCTGAAGACGCCTTACGACATCATCAAGCGCTGGGCGCCGCCGAACGAGAACGACACGGTGGCCTATGCCAAGGCCGTCGCGGCTCACCTTGGGATGGATGCCCATGACACCGTGAACGTCACTGAGCGCGCCACACTGCCCAAGCTGCTGACCGCCATTTTCCGCCATGAGAACGGCCGCCGGCCGGACGGGACGGATTGGGTGAAGGCGGACCAGATCGCAACGGGCGCTGATTGGGCGCTCGGCGTGCGGGAGGACTAACCAATGCTCGCCGCGCTACTCCCCATCCTGACCCCCCTGCTGGGCAAGCTGCTGGAATCGGTCATCCCCGATCCGCAGGCCCGGCAGAAAGAACTAGACCGCATGCTCGGCGCGCTGGCGCAAAGCGACCTGTCGCAGCTGGAGGTGAACAAGGCGGAGGCGGGGAGCGGCAACCTGTTCATCGCCGGCTGGCGGCCCTTCATCGGCTGGGTATGCGGCACGGCGCTGGCCTATACCTACCTGTTCGCCCCGCTGGCCTATTACGTCGGCTTTCTGATCGGCAAGCCCATCCCGAAGCTGCCGACGCTCGACGGCAACCTCTATGAACTCATGCTCGGCATGTTGGGCATGGCGGGCCTTCGCACCTTCGAGAAGATCAAGACCAAATGATCTCCCGCGCCATCGACTGGTGCGGCGGGTGGCAGGTCATCGCCATCCTGGCGGCGGTGTTCGGGGCGGGCGTGGCGGTGGGCTGGATGCTGTAGGGCGCCGCTCTCGGGGAACCGGGAGCCTTTTGTGTGTCTAGCGCTGGTCGCCCATGCGGCCCAAGTTCTCCGGCGAACACCACGGAGGCGGTGCCGGCGGACTCAGCGCCTCGATCCTCTCCGCCGCTTCCCGGAGGAGGGCGGCTATACCCGCATCGCCCGGCCGGCCCGACGCTTCACAGAATCGGGCATCAACCAGCAGCCGTTTCACCAGATCATCGCTCATTTCTTCACCCTCTCGTAGAAGCTCCGCTTCCTCTCATCTGACAGCTCTTGGCGCTGCTGTTCGATGACCCGGACCAGCTGCTCGATCAGCTCGGCGAACGCTACCCCTGTCGGCCCTGCGGTTCTCGACACCTTCGCCACCTTCAAGGCGCGGGTCACAAGCTTGCGGATGTCGGTGGGGCGGGGCATGGCGGCACGATAGCAGACTGTGCCGACTTTTGTGCCAACCCGAACCGCTTTCGTTCGCGCGAGCAGCGCGTGTTGCGCGTTGTCCAAATCATTGGTTTGTCAGGATTATTAGGCGATTTTAGCAGATTTTGCCTATCGCGGCACAGGTTTGCTAAACCGTTATACGGCCTTAAAGCCGTATCGTGGGTTCGAATCCCATCCCCTCCGCCAACTCCCTGTGCCGCAGTCACTTCTTGTCTCCCTCGGAAGCGGTGGTTTCGCTGTTGAACCGCCGCCACTGTGCCGGGTTTTGTGCCGACTCATCTGTCCTGACATAGGCCAGATAGACCTCGGTTGTCTTGACCGAGCGATGCCCCAGGTGCCGGCTCAGGTCGTAGATGTCACGGCCATCCTGTAGCTCTCGGACTGCGTAGCCGTGGCGCAGATCATGGCAGCGGAAGCGGCGGAACGGCTGTGCCGACTTCTGTGCCGACTCCGCCACCTCGGAAACGATGGCGCGGAACCGGCTGGCGACGTTCCTGTAGCGCTCGCCGTTGCCATGCCAGAACACCACGGGCGACTTGAGCGAGCGCGGCAGGCGGCTCAGCAGCGCCACCACGGCGGCGTCTATGCTGATGCGGCGGGGGCGGTTGGTCTTGGTCTTGGTCAGCAGGATCTCGCCGCGCTGTAGGTCAACCTGCGCCCATTCCAGGCCGGCGGCTTCCTCCTGCCGGCAGCCGGTCAGGTCCAAGAACCGGACCATGGCGGCCAAGTTGCCCGGCAGCCGCGCAACCACCATCGCAACGCTGGCCGGGTCGGGCGGCTGGATTGGCTCGCGGCGTTCGCGGATGGTCTTGCGGTTGAAGTCGAGGAATGGATTGTACTCGCACGCCCCCCAGCCGGCGGCTGCCTCGAACACTTGGGATGCGGCGGTCAGGTCGCGCCGCTTCGTGGCGTTGCTGGCGTCGGCGCGCTTGGCAACGTAGGCGGCGACATCGCGCCGGGTGATCTCATCCAGGTACTTGTGGCGGAAGTGATCGTCCAGCTGTCCGAGCGATACCTTGTAGCGTTGCAAGGTGGCGGGCTTGAGCGAATGCGGGAAGACCTCGGACATGCAGCGGACCACCGCCGACAGCCAGGTCATCCGGTGCTCGGCGAAGTGCGCCGCGCCCTTGAGTTCCTTTTCCCATTGCTCGAACCGGCGGCGGGCCTCAGCCCGAGAAGCCGTTCGTAGGCTTCTACGTCGCTCGGCGCCGGCAACCTGGATGCGTCCCCACCAGATGCGCCCGCGGCGATAGAGATTGTCTGACATGGCCTGTCCCCTTCCTTGGCCCAGCGGCGCAGGATAATCCGGTCGAAGGTCCAGCGGGAGCCAAGCATGGAGGCGCCCGGAATCCGCCCCTTCGCCGCCATGTGCTGAAGCGTGCGCTTCGGCAGGCCGGTGATCTGGTGCGCTTCGGCTATGAGACAGCGTTCGGTCATGGCTCCAACGGCAGGCGTAGGCGTCGCTCTGTCATGGGGTGTCTTGGTGGCGCGCAGTAGCGCGCTGGAGTTCGTGGCTCATGCGGCCTCTCCGAACAGATTTCCCTGCGCATGCGCGCCGCGGCCCTTAGCGTTCACGTCGTAGTGTTCGAAGGCGATGAAGTTGTACGCCTTGCGGATCACCCAGCGCTGGAACTCGCGGAGTGTGCGGCGCTCAATGGGCGCGTTGTGTCCGCCAAGCGGCAGCCCCCGCTCGCGGGTGGGATCAAACACCATCGGATAGGGCCGGATGCCTCGCTCGACCATGCGGTTGAACCGGCGGAACACGCGAGCCCAAGTCTCGCGAGGATCGTATCCTACCAGCATGTACGCCATCAGCCGCGAGGGCGCGATCCCCGCCTCTTCAAGCATGTCCACGCCGCGAAAGAAAACTTCCTCATCACGCAGATTGTCCCAAGCGGTGTAGAGCCGCCGCGTGGTGAATTGGTCATCGCAGTAATGAATAGACGCGAGCGCTCGCGCGGCGTCTGGATCGATCAGCCGCACGTTGATGCCTTGGTTGAGGCAGACCTTGAACCCGCCATCCCGAATTTCACCGATGCGCGCTTCCCATTGGTCACGTGGCTGACCGAAGAAATCATTGTCGAGCAAATGCAGGTGTCTCGGGTGGCCTTCGCCGCGCCAAATGTCGGCAACGGTGTTTACCGACCGTGGCTTGCCTTCCTTCTTTGGCACGACGCAGAAGCCGCACTTAAGGCGACATCCGCGCTGCGTGAAGCCGATGGAACCCGTGAACGCCGGATAGATCGAATAGTCAGGCTTCAGCCCCTCAGCCCCGGTCAGCCCCTCAACGGTGGTAGCGTCATCGCTCCAAGTCCCGCCAACGATGGCGCCGGGAAAGTTTGCGCGCAGCCGAGCCACGCGGTCAGCGCTGAATGCAAAGATGGCCGAGCCGTAGACGCGCTCATACTGAGGCTCCAGCATGTCGCGCTCGACAGACTTTGAAAACACGATTTCATCGCCACACTCACGATGAAACGCAGCCAACGACATCAGCGCAAGATTGGGCAGCTTGCCGTCGATCTGGGTGATGCGGATGTTCACCCTCATTCCCCTCCGGTCGTCGCGCTACTGCGCGAAACAGAATCCATCTTCTCTGTCACCCCCTCGTGCGTGGAGAGGCGGGAGAGGGCGGCACACAGGTCGCACCCGCATCCGCGCTCAGCGTGACCTGCCGATGCCAGCGCCGATAGCCTCGCCACCTCGACCAGCGCCAGGACGGATTGCTCTACTGGCGCATTCGGCAGCCCCGCCCGCTCCAGCACGGCCGGTATGGCGGAGAGGGCGGCAGCGGCGAGATCACCAGCATGGATTGTCACCATCTGGATTGCAGATGCTTGCTGCTCAGCCTGGATGTGTGCCGTCATCGCGGCTCGCATCGCCTCGACCAGCGCGGCCTTCAGTTCAGTGGGCGTCATGGCTGGCGGCTCCGGATGGCGGTGGCGAGTTCTTCGCACACGTCGAGGTCAGCGATAACGGATAGCCCCTGGGTCATGACGTCACCAGCTTGCGGATGGCAGTAGCGATACGGCCAGCAACCCACATGCTCGCTCTCGTTTCGCATTGAGCTACCGCCGCCGCTTCCTCCAGCGC